TGGCCGATCTCTTAGACCCTGGCAAAACTGTTGGGGAAGATTTTTACAGGGTCTAAGAGATCGGCCATGGAGTTCAGGCCAGGATTTTGTGGCTGGGTGGTATTGACACCGGCCACAGGCAAAGTGATTTTCAAAATGTCACATACCTGTTGCAGAGCCTGTCCAGTAATCAACAGCATGGCTCTGTACAGTCGTGCTTCTTCTGTGTCGGTCAGTCGCACATCAGGGTCAGTGATGCGTTCAATTTGCGAGGTAGAGAATCCCACTTGCCGGAGTGCCACAGTGATTCTTGCTGTGAGATTGGTCACCGTGGCCAACTGCCGGAACACTAGGCTAGGCAGGCCAAAGTTACCAAGGTTGGTCAAGTCAATAAGAAAACCAAGTCGTGCTAGGTCACTGCCGAACGAAGGCAAGGCCAAGTTGACATCAGTCAAATTGCCAGTGATCAGGCTGTTCATGCTGGTGAATGTGCTGCCTAGATAGGTCTGACTGTTGATGGCTGTGTTGATAAATGCATTGGTCTGATCAATGTAGCCCACAGCACCAGCAAACACCTGAGAAAACACACTCACATTGCCGTTGCCTAGATAAGAATTGCCTATGCCGCTGATGATCCCAGTAAATCCCAAAATACTGTTGCCAAGAGCAGGATTGCCTAGACTGCTGCCAATAGCAGGAGCATAGTTGGCCGGTGTGCTGTCGGCCAAAGCAGGACAAGTGTTGGCTGCCATGGTCTCAAGACCCAGTAGTGTTACGTTGGACAGATTGGCCGCAGAACTATTGCCAAGTGCTATCAGCAAGGGGTTTATCAATGGTGTGCCGTTGTAGGAGGCCAGTGCATTGCTAAAGTCAGGGGACAGTTGTATGCCTTGATTGTTGCTGAGGCTGGCTCCCGCAATCAATTGCAGTGGTGTTAAGATAGACTCAGCCAAGATCAACCACCAATAAAAACATCACCTGACCCGCCACTGACTGATGTGCAACCTTTTAATTTACTACCAACTCGGGCGGCTGCCTTGCCGTTGATAAACACAGATCCTGATCCAGAAGCAATGGTGGCCGAATGTGGGAAACATTTTTTACCAAGATTCAAATGCAGATCCACTGGATCTCCTACTCGGGCGGCGGCTCTGCCATTGGTAAATACACTGGCACTGCCTGCTGCCACATTGAATGGCGAGCAATGAATCACACAACTGTCACCTTGTCTTGCGGCTGCTGGCATATTCTATTTCCATTAATCTTTCAAATTTGCTATACCACTGATCAATTTCTTCATGATCTTGATCCGTGTGCGGTCCAGGCGGGGCTTCGGGAGCAAACTCAATCACATGATCAAAATCATCGGGTATTTGCTCGTACTCGGTGTATTCATACAGTTTTTCATCACGCATGATCACAAAGCGATGTCCCATGGTGTATTTATGGAAGAAAAATGCCGGCGTTTTAAACCATTTGAATGTTGGTTGTGCTCTGCATGTACTGACTGGCAAACTGCTTGTCCGAAGTCACAGCCACAGTCACAGTGGTCTTGCTCAGGCCAATGGTCTTGTCCGGACTCACTGTAAACAAGTAGGGCAGGAGGCCTGGCCCATTTGGACCCATGGCGATGACCATGGGTTTGGTCAAGCGATAGTGTGTGTCAGTTTCTTTGTCCAGTCGCGCCACAATCTCCTCACCTGATGTGAGTTTGAGTGTGACCACGTCGCCTTCGGCAAGTCCTTTGTCAATTTCAAGTAACATGTTTTTCCTTTGTTAAATTTTTTTCTTTGCAATAGCCAATTGGTAGTTAATAACATAATAATCCAATTGTCTGACAAAACTATTACAAAATGCATCTATGGCAATTTTGCCTCGATCCAATACATCTGGTTCATCTTCGAACAGATAATCGTCAAACAGCATGATTCCACCAGGTACTAACAGGCTCCAGGCCATCACTGCATCGGCCATCACAGCATCACAACAGTGGTTACCATCAATATAGATAAAGTCAAATCTTCGTTGATCCACAATAAATTGTGCCAAGGTTGGAAAACTCAGTGCCACATGAACCTGCTGGGTCTGCCCTGGGCGTTTGGCTTCGGCTGTGTTGGCTCTGAATCTTTTTTCCCAGGTACGATCTTCGGTGGCTTTCTCACCAGTAAAGGGATTTATGTGATGATTGGCAAATGGATCTACTGATGTTATTGTGCCAGTATCGCTCAACATATTTTGCATCATCCAGCAGGTGGCACGACCTTCGTGTGCTCCTATTTCTAGTATGTTGTTGATTTCACCTATGTTTATTTCCAAATTACGTTTGATGTGTTCAAAATTTGGAATATTTTTTGTAAACCAGTCCGAGGTAAATGTTGGCATCTAGGCCTCAAATCTTTTCTTTAGTTCTGTAAATCCACCCACAAGTTGGTCATCCAGAAAAATTTGTGGTACTGTTCTTGCACCTGGCACAGCCGCCAGTAAATCTTCTTTGTCCCAACCGTTGTTGATGTTGCGTTCTTCGTATTCAATGCCCTTCATCTTGAGCAAGGCCTTGGCCTGATCGCAATAGGGGCAGTGATTCTTTGACCATACAATTGCTTTTGTCATTTTTGTTTTTCCTTGTTATAATTCTGGTAATTCTTCATAGTCCAGTTGATCGGACATGACTCCAATAACATAGTTAGTCGATTCTGACTCTTGCAGTGCAGTTTGTTTCTTGCTGGTGTCCACGTGTTTGGTGAACCAAGGAATGGGTGTTGAGCGTGGGTGGTCTTCAGTATACTTGATTCCAATTTCTTTGAGTGCATTGAATGCTGTAAAGTCCACAAAGTCTTTGAGAATGTTGGCATTGAGACCAATCACTGGACCTTTCTGGAACAGGTAATCAGCCCAGGCCTTCTCCTCACGGATCACGTCCAGATACATTTGATACACTTCTGCTTCGCATTCGGCTTTGGCTGCGGCAAAGCGTGAGTCTTCTTTGACCACTTGATTGATCAACCAACCTGTCCACTCTTTGTGTAGCATCTCATCCTGCAGGATCAGGCTGATGATATTGCCGTTGCCGATAAAAATCTTGTTCTCAACCATGGCCAGGCTTGTGGCAAATGATACCATGAAGCGGAATGCCTCTAATGCGTAACTTGCGTTCAGTGCCAACCAAATGGCCTTGATATGTTCGCGTTCAGCAAACTCTTCTAGTAGTTCTTTACGACAGTTGATCATGTGTAGTCGATCGTAGTAGTTGCCAACACTTGATGCCATGTTCACAATTTCTTGTGTGTCATGGATTGTGTTGAACACATCCTTGGGCACGTTGTAGATGTTGCGGATAATGTGACTGTAACTGCGACTGTGGATGTTGGTTTCAAAGAATGTCCAGTTGTAGACCAAACTTTCCAATTCAGGAATTGATACAACAGGTGTAAAGATTTGACTGGGGCCGCGGCCTTGCAAACTGTCCAATGCTGTTTGTCGCAACAGGTTTGACGTAAAGATATGCTTGACAGTATCACTGGCATCTTTGAAGTCTTGTGCGTCTTTGGTCAAAGAAATTTCTTCTGGCACCCAAAAGAAACCACGTGCTTCTTGCTCGTACTTGACCAGTTTGTTGTACTTGACTTCTTCAAATCGTTGAATGGTCACTGGTCCTGCAGGATCCAAGAACATCTTGCGACTGAGATAATCTGTTTTTGTTTTTAAATTGTATTGTTGTTGGCTCATTTGTGTTTTCCTGATGCAAGCACTATCTTGCAAATATGTTCTAATCTTTCTATGTGCTCATAGGCACGCCATGGTGTGACATCAATTGCCACAACCCCATGTCCCTTAATCCCCACAATATCAAACTGGATATTGCCTGCTGGGTCTAGTCCCAGATTACTATGGCATGCATCAGCAAGTTCTTGACTGATGGGTGCCACATCTCCTACATTGGGTGCCACTCGTGTGTAACGATTGAGTTCTGGAAATGCATCGCTGACTGTGCTCAAATCAATACCAGCATGCATGGCCGCAATACAATAAGTTGGATGAACGTGAACCACTACACGTACTTCACTACTGTGTTGCCCCATATTCTTTTGTAGACCAAAGTGCAAAGGCAATTCTCCACTGGGCTTGAGATTTTTACTAATATCAGTGTATAGCATATCTAACCATAGCAACTTGCTGGGTGAGATGCCAATCTTTTTGAACTGGTCAGGTTGTAGTGTTTGTTTACGCACACCCGATGGCGTGATATAAAAATGATCACGGTCGTGATGACGTATAGAGATATTGCCATCTCTACTGGTAATCCAATTGCGTTTGTACGCATCGACCAATATGTCACAACAGGTTTCTAGCATGTTAATTGTTCCAGTGTCTTACCACGCCTGCAATAATGAAACAGCAGGTTACCACATGTATTGCTACCCAAAAAGTTTTGAGGAACAATGCAAGACGTGCTTCCCGCAAGGTCAGTATAGGCACATCTGGACGATCATGGTCGCTCTCGCCCATTAGATGTCCAGTGGCTCTGGCCCAGATTCGTTCCACGCTGTTCATAACTTGCAGGCCTCACAGTTTTCACCTTCAAGGTCAAAGTCAATGACCTCTAGTGGTGCCACTTCATCCACTTGTTTGCTACCTTGTTTGTTAATCAGGCTGTAGTAGAATGTTTTTAGGCCCCAGTAGTGTGCCTGCATCAAGTTCTTGGCAATCAGGGTAGTTGGCACTTTACGATCAGCAAAGTGTGCTGGATTGTAGAATGTGTTGGTACTAATACTTTGATCAACATAGGCCGCAAGCACAGCCGCTGTCTTCAAGTAGCCATCACAGTCTTTTTGTGCCCACATCATTTGATACCGGTTCTTCAACTTGTGGTATTCAGGTACAACCTGTGTGAGGCTGCCTGCTTTTGATTCCTTGACTGAAATAAGGCTCATGGGCATTTCAATACCATTGGTTGAGTTGATCACAACTGAACTAGACTCTACTGGGGCAATAGCCATCAGTGTGGCATTACGCACACCATAACTACGCATCTCAGCACGTAGACCTTCCCAGTTCAGTTCAGGTGCGAAGTCTGTTAGTTCGTTGACGCCTTTGGCACGACGTTCCCAAGGAAATATACCTTTACCGTACCAGGTGCGGTCAGAATCTTTGCAACGGCCTCTTTCCTTAGCAAGTTCAACTGTTGCTTCGGTAAGGTAGAAGGCCTGGTGTTCCATCCAAGATTTGACCTCTCCAAGAGCGTCTTTGTTACCATATTGCAGTCCTCGCTTGGCATGCCAGTAAGCAAGGTTAGTAATGCCGATACCAAGCGGCTGAATTTCGTCATTTGATAACTGACTTTGGATCGATAAGAAGTCTTGATAGTCAAGAATGTTACAAAGCGAGCGTTGCAGAATGCGACAAGCCCGGCGCATGTCCTCAGGGTTCCTAAATGCTCCCCAGTTAATGGAGCCCAGTGTACAAAGTGCGATGCGACCTTGATCGTCGTCCAGGCGCTTGAAAGGTTTTGTAGGAAGTAAGATTTCACAGCAAAGGTTACTCTGGTAAATGGTATGATATTCAGTGTCAAACGGACCTTGGTTCATAACATTGTCAATGAACACAAGATAGATACGACCTGTGTCTGTACGTTCTTTGAGTATGCCTGACTTGAATACTTCTTCGGCCGCCATGGTCTTGGTACGCAAGTCCTTGCGTTTTTCGTATTCCACGTATAACTTTTCAAAACGTTCAGTGTTGGCATAGAATGCTTCGTAAAGTTCAGGCACCTGGTTGGGATCAAAGAAAGTTATGTTTTCTCGATTTTTAAATCGTCTCCAGAAAAATGCGGAAAGAACAACCCCATAGTCCATGTGCCGGACACGGGTTTCTTCTGTGCCTTGGTTGTTTTTAAGAACGATAAGATCATCAAACTGATGATGCCAAATGGGATAGAATACAGTAGCACTTGCATTACGGATACCTCCTTGTGAGCATGAGCGTAGATCACCAAACCACTTCTTTAAAAATGGTATCATGCCGGTGTGCATGATTTCGCCACCACGAATGGGCGAGCCTAGTGGACGCAGTCGCCCAATCTCTAAACCAATGCCAGCACGTTTGCTGGCATACTTGGCCATCATTTCACCACTAGCAAATATACTGTCCAGGTCATCATCAGAACGAATGAGCACACAACTGCTGAACTGCTTGGTAGGAGTGCCCAGACCAGCAAGCACTGGAGTGGCAAGAGTAAACAGGCCATCGCTAGCGGCGTTGTAGTATTCTTTGATGTAACGCATGCGAGCCGCATTAGGTTCTTCACGATGAAAGACTGTAGCGGCGGCCACCATGTAACGCACTTGGGGAGTCTCATATATTTCCTTTGTAGATCTATTGCGAACAAGATACTTCTCAATCAACTGTTCCACAGCCGCATAAGAATACTGTTCGTCTTTCACATGATCAATCATGTCGTTCATGCGGTTCCAGTCTTCTTCTGAATACCACTCCAACAGTTCAGGAGTGTACAGGCCGGTGGCCACGTTACGCTTCACGATCTCCAACAGGTGGGGAGGATCGTATGCGCCATACACATCCTTGCGCAACATACTGAGTCTTTGCTTGCCTGCCACGTACTGATAGTTGGTATGACCAATGTCAGGATTTGATTCCACATCAATTAGATCCACTATGGCTCGGAGTGTAATGCCATCAATTTCTTTTGTGGTGATTCCGTCATAAAAGTGTAATTGGGCCTTGATCTCAATCATGCTTTGACTGACATCCGCTATGCCTGCACACACCTTTGCGATCTGCGCTTGCCATTTTTCCAATGCTAGTGGCTCGCGACTGCCACTGCGTTTTTGTACTGTGATTTGCTTCATTATTACCCGATTTGTTGTTGTATTTGTTCTTGCGTTATGCTGTGTTGAGACTTGATCTGTCCTGGATTGATATTTAACACCTGTTCAGAATCCCAATTCAGTATATATTTCCCCTGCTGGACCAGGACTAAATTGCCCTGATCAGACTCTGTCAATACTGAATCCTGCAGATCTGGTCGATCCAGCAGAGTTATAGTATACAGGATTCCCAGCCCGCGAGCAAGATCACAATAGATGTTGTCGCTCAAAAGTTCCCAGGGATCTGGCCAGTTTGGCTGATCGTCCCAGTGCAAATGATATGCTCGCCAAGGTGTTCGGAACCACCAGGCATTGATATCAGCAAGGGCTTGTTCAACAGATGCGTGTTGAATAGATTCACGTAGAACACCCCACGCATGTAGGCGTTGTTCAAAGGTAGAGGGCCACATCAAACTTGGAAGTAACTGATGGAATAATAAAGTGTTCCGGTGACACCTGTGTTGGTGCTGGTATATCCGACGGAAATAGTGCTGGTGGTTTCACTTATGTTGAACGTTACACCTGTACTGCCATTGTTGACCACATTGGTAGGTGTGGCCACAAATCCAGATCCACCTGAACCGTCGGTACTGGCTACCACATTGTACACGCCAGTTTCGGTATACACACCACGTCTTACCATGTAACGGATTTGGAATGCTGGAATTGCAGTGGCATCAATGGTAAACACAGTTGCAGTGGTATTGTTGACAACAGTGGCCATGGTGCCTGCTTTTACAACCAAGTCACCAAATGCAAATTCAGTACGTCCAGTAAACACATCTGAATACTCAGTGAGAATTTCAGTGTTGCCAATCACAGGAGCACCGTCCGCTAGTGTGCCATTGCCAATAAACAGTCTGCGTTGATCAGTAGCCCAGCCAAATTCAGCACCGGCCAACTGCGGTAGATTTTCTGCTAGACCCTTACGGTTTGTGATTTGAGATACTTGTACAATTGCCACGGTGATTGTCCTCTTGCTATCATGTATTTAGCATGTAATACTGTTCGACTTTTTTCCACCATAGATCGCGGTATCGATCAAATTCTGCACCTTCCAGCACAAATTCCTGATACTGCGGCTTGCCAATGATATTGTGTTGCTCGTCTAAGTCGGGCTTGACACACATCAGGATCACGCCTTTACGTATGCGTGTACCATGTAATTCATTGTGTGCTTCTGCGTAGGCACACAGTTGCACAAAGTAGTCGTCAATCCACTCACGCCGTTTGGGTTTGTTGGTTTGCTTGTAGTCCAGTATGCTTTCTTCATTTAGGTGTATACCAGCACCGTCTGTGGTGCCTGCGTAAATGCTAGGAAAATATAGTGGAACTTCAATACCCCAAAATTCACTCACGTTTTTAAGTCCTTCTCGAATCACAGTTTCCGCCATCACATGACTGGGCCACGAAAAAGGATTTGATCCGCGCTCCTTAATAGCGCCATCCTTGACATACTGCTCAAGATAGGTGTGCATTCTTGTGCCCCGATTGGCTGCTTCGGTTGTGATCTGCTGTGCTTTTTCCGCACCCACACGTCGACGCCATTGATTGAGTGCTTCAACTTTTTCCGGAGGTTTGGTCTTGTCCAGGATTGTGGTCACACTTGGTAGGTTGTTGCCATCTGGGGTGGCGTAGTAACGCTTGCCCTCTATTGTGACCCTGGGTATGGGTTGATAATCGAATTTTGGATTGTACAAATTAAACTCTAAAACTTTCTCCGCAACCACAGCGGTCACGTTCATTGGGGTTTGAAAATTCAAAGCCTTCGTTTAGTCCTTGACGCACATAGTCTACGGTCATGTTCTTGAGGTAGATATCATCTTTGTGATTTACTAAGACCACAAAGTCAGGTTGTGCGTAGTTGGTAACGTAGGGTTCGGGCGTGTATTCTCTTACATATTCTAACACATAAGCCAGCCCAGAGCAACCGGTAGTTTTTACTCCAAGACGAATACCAGCGTAACCTTTGGCTGTGACAAGTTTTTGTATTTTGTTCCGGGCCGTATCAGTTAGCGAGATCATGCTTTTTGCGATAGTCTGCTACAGCAGCCTTGATGGCGTCTTCGGCCAAGATGGAGCAGTGGATTTTGACTGGTGGGAGAGCAAGTTCTTCAGCAATTTGGCTATTTCGTAAGGATCCTGCTTCTTCAAGTGTTCGACCTTTGACCCATTCTGTAACGAGGCTAGAACTCGCGATTGCTGATCCGCATCCGTATGTTTTGAATCTTGCATCTGTAATAATCCCATCTTGAACTTTTATTTGTAGTTTCATCACATCACCGCAAGCAGGCGCTCCTACCATGCCTGTACCAATGGAGTCGTCAATTTCAAATCTGCCCACGTTGCGTGGATTTTCATAGTGATCTATGACTTTTTCTGAATAGGCCATTAGCGTATGTCCTCGGTATGTTTGTGTTTGACAGATTTCTTAAGTATCTTGAACCAAACTTGTTTTTCTTTAGCACTGTCGTGATTGAAAATTGCTCGGTATAATTTGTGTCTTAGTTGTTTCAGTTTCATTGTCTGCAAGTCCTTGTTCTAGTCACAGTACCATCTGGCTGTTGAACTTCCGTCCATTCAGTACAGGTCTGAGTTTGTCCGTAATACACTGTGGCGGGTGGCACAGGCGTGGGTTGAACTATCACAGGTTGTTGTACAATCACTGGCTGTTGATTACGAGCAATTTCATAGCCAATCACACCACCAATAATGGTAGGAGCCACCCATCCGTAGTTGGGACCTGAATAGTATCCGTGGTGATGATAGTATCTAAATCCTGGCTGTGCCTGTGCTGATAACCAAGCAGTGAATAAAATTACGGCGATGAGTTTTTTCATAGCAACCTCCTATTAGGTAGTGTAGTATACTATATTTAACGTGTTTGGTCAACCTTTAGTTGACTACATTTGGTTTTATTTCATTGCCCGTTTGGCTGCCGCGGCCACAATGTCTTGTGCCTGGTTCACTGGCATGGGTATGGGACCACTATCATTGCCTTTGAATTTGATCATGCCTGAATTGGGTTCAATGGGCATGAACACACTGTTGAGCGGGGCCTGGCCGACCATGTCTGTTAGTGTTTCTGCGGTGAGATCAATCTGCATGTTACGGGCCAGGTTCAAAAAAGTCTGCATGCTGATTTGTTTTTGGCCTGCGGTATCTCGAGCACGGCCCATCAAGAATTCGGCCAAGCCCAGCAGTCTAGCGGCTGTGCCATCACTTGGGCCGCTGTTGACTTCATTGATACGCATTATCTACGTCCGCGACCCAGGCTGGCTGCTGGTGTTGCTGATTCAGGCTCTGGCTCAAGTTCGGCACCTGCGTCAGCGGCGGCGGCATCAAGTCCGGCTTCTGCGCCCAAATCTGCACCCATTTCGGCACCAATGTCTGCGCCTGCTTCGGCGCCGGGCACTACAGGAGCACCACCTTGACCTGTTACCACACCCAGTGCGGCTTCCAATTGGCCTTTGCTGGCTTGCAAGTTTTGTACCAGGCCTGACAGTGCGGCGGCAGCATCGGCGTTGAACTGAGCGGCTTGATCCATACCTACTTCGTTCTTGATTGAATCAACCAAGGCAGGCAATTCTTTGAATTGCATTTCTGTTGTGTCTTCCAACATTTTCTGCACACGATCAACCATGTCTTGTGCAGCCAATACAACCTGTGCTTGTTGAATTTCAGATTCGCGCAAGAAGTTGCCGGTATTGTTTTCTGCAGCCATCATGGCTGGATTGGCCATGGCCTTTTGCAAGTCAGTTATTTCTTTTTGTTTTTGTTTGATTTGATCTTGCATCTCACGCTTTTTCTGTTGCTGTTGAGCAGTGGCCAATGCGGCAGTGGCGGCTGGATTAGCACCAGGTGCACTAGCACCAGGAGTGGCACCACCATACTCTTGAAGGCGTTGTGAGAGAGCCTGTTCCATCATCATGAGTTTGAGATAGGCCGGATTCTTTTCGCTGTGATGAAATGCAGGACTTGCACGATGTTCTTGCACCAGGCCGCGCACACGGTTCAGCATGCCACGCACTTGGCCACGGTCCATTGTGTCAAAAGATACACGTTGGTCAAAATGACTTTCGAATACTTTAGCGATTTGTTTTGTAGGGCGTGTTACGGCCAGTTCTTGCAGTTTCATTGTTGCTTCCTTGAAGTTGCCAGTATTTAGCCAAATTTATACATTTTGTTAATTCATTTTCTATCTGCTGACGTTGTGCTTGTTTTTGTGCTGTTTTGACTGTGACTGTTTCCCAGAAACAGCCATGACTGTGTTTTGCAACCGCGGCACGAACTTGTATGTCATTTTGTAATCTCAGCAGAGTAGAGTCAAGATGCTGGATTTCATTGGCCAAGCGGTACTGGCGCTTTTTGTCGGCTATGCACCAGGCCACTGCACTTCTAGTGCTGGAAAATGTACCCACTGGATCGTCGTGCTGAGTTAACCTATAGCCCTGGGCTGTTTGGCGTAATACATAGGTGCCAAACACGCGATATTTTTCGCCATCCTCAATGATCACCTGGTCCAATAGTCGGGGTAATTCTTGCTCGGCCAAGGCCGCAAGTTTTTGGCTGGGTTTCATTTTAGTATGTAATGACTGACCATGTAGCCTAGCGCGGCGGTTAAAAATCCAATGACGCCCACGCCCCAACCAATCAATTGTGCGTTACGGCTGTCACTCATTTTATGCACTAATCTATGCACTTCTTGAATGGTACTTTTTAATTCTGCTGTGTCTGCTTTGACATCATCTATACGTTGCTCCAATGCAGTATAGCGTTGCGCACACAGTTCAACGTGGGCTTCAAGACTTTTCTTTTCAATATCAGTTGTATCGACCATGTGTGCTCCAATGTGTTATTTATGGTCCACTATGGTAAATTCAATGTTCTTGCCTGGCTCTAACATGGCAGTGCGAGGCAGGCGATCTAGATCATCAAACATGGGCACACCCTGGCAGGCCAGTTTCAACAGGCCTAAGGGATCGCCGCGATCACTGAACACATCATCAAATTCTGTTGAGAATTCAAATTGCCAGCCCTGACTGGTTTTTACTGTAGTGCTTATGTCCTGTGCCTGAGTGTACAGGCCAATGATTTGCAGTATGGTTTCCCAGTTGCGCTGTTGATTACGAGATCTATTCCAGGCAGTCTGATCCTGAATATGTTGCCCTTCGTGATCTTGAAATGGCAGTGCATGCTGCCTAAAGTGTCCAGTAACTCCTGTGGCTGTGCAGTCAAAGCAAGTGGTCACACGAATCCGGGTAGTCATGGCTGTATTTACGGCCAACAAAAAACCCTGGATTTTTTACATCCAGGGTTAGCGTCACGCAATCTAAAAATAATTAGACTGGAGCGAAGTTGCTTGCACTTGTGGTAAACACAGCATTGCCGGCTGCACTGTTCAACTGAATGTTTTGACCACCAGAAGCCACTGTAGCGGCTGTGTTGGCTTGAGCCAACAGCGTTGTGGCTGTGTAGGCATCAGTTGGGTAGATAGCCAAGTTCAACACAGTTGGGGCTGCTGGGCTAACTTGATACATAGCCACGGTGCCTTTTTGTTGAATTGCTTGCACAATATTGTTGATGTAACCGTTGACATTGGCGCTTGAAATCAATGAAGCATTGGCCACAACTGAGAAAAAGTCAAGTTTTGGACCTTGAAAGTTAACTGAGCCTGTTGCCGCAATGTTTGCTGTGCCGCCAATGTTGCCGTTGCCTGTATCCATGTGGAATACTGGTTGCATCGTGCCATTTGTTTTTGTAAATCCTGCCATTTTAAATCTCCTAATAAGTAGGCTCTCGCCTTGCTTTTATTTATGAAATCGGTAAAATTTTAGGCAGTTGTGGGATTGTTTCTCTGGCGGTTTCTGGCAGTGAAATCAAAGCGATTTACTGCTTTGCCATAGCCTGCAGGGGTGGCAAACACCCAGCCTTCGTTACCGGGCACTTGTGCATCCAGTTTGCCCAGCAAGTCCAGTTTGAGATCGTGTAGCAGTTCAAACAGCACAAAGGCAGCGGCTAACGCACCTTCGTTGGAAGAGGGACTACGCAGGTATTCTGTGATGTTACGGAACTTCTGTGGAGTCTGTGTGCTTTTCAAATAATCCATAAAACCTGGCACTAGATCTGAGAAGTCTCCGGTGTAGGCAGGGTATTCGGGATTGATGCGCTTGTTGATATAGTCCACACACAACTTGGCTAGGTCAGTTATCTTGGCCGCACGTAGTTCAGCAGGATTGAATAGTGTGTCAATAGCCGGGCCCATTGAACGTAACAAACTTTTAATCTTCTTTACATAAGGATTTTCAATAGCCACAGGCCGGGCATAGATGGGCTCAATCAACAGCAAGCCTGGTACAGGATTAAACTTAACTCTGGCAAGTGGTTGCTTGGCAGCACCAGCATCCTCATACATGGTATGTACTGCTATGCCAACTTCACTGTCGGCAATTCGTGTGCCCAATGTGCTCTTTAGTGGAATACGATATTCTACTGTGTTGGGTTTGAATACTAGATTGCCTGCTTCCACAGGAGGTGTTGATGTGTACAACAAATCGCCTTTGACATAGCCACGGAAGTTTTCTGGAGTTGCGGCTTCTAGTAGAGGCCAAATCTTTTGATACACTGGCAGTAGTGTTTGAACTCGGTTGGCCACATTGCCTTTGGCAGCGGCATTGGCATCACGCTGTGCCATGTTGCCGGCAATGGCTCTAGGACTGGTAAACAAACCATCATAGCCCACAGCCTCAAATCCCGAACCATCTGTGAGCACAAATTCCCCTGTGTCGGGCTTGCGGCCAAATATCACGGCAGGCATGCCATCCCATTTGACACTTGCAGTCTTGGAATTGTCTCGAAAGTTGTCCACAATGGCCAAGGCTGTTTTGACGCCGGCTGTGCCATTTCTAAATATATAATCTTCAAGGTGTTCGATACCCTTGGCCTTGCCGCCCACAGGTGCGGCAGAAGGTGCCGGTGTGGCTGCCTCTACTAGCGCATACATGCCTTGATTCACAATACGATCACGCAGTCGTGCCAGGAAGTAAACATCACCGCTTTCTTCCAGTTGTGTGGGTTCTTTAAGACCTTCCTTGGCCAGGTACTCACGGAAGTCTTTTAATTTATTGTCACGATCTTTGTCACGAGCCAGGAATGAGTAAATGCTTTCCACGTTACCTAGGTCCTCTCTAGTGGCTTTGGGACCTAGTATGGTTTTGGCCACTGTGTCTGGGTCTTGGCTGATCAATTCGTTAGTGGCACGGCTAAACATGCCATTGGCACCTATCTTGAGGCCCAGTTGTTTGGCAATTGAACTCATCAGCACAGCACGGTGCATGCCTTTGTAGGCTGACGGAAATGTTTGATTATAGTAGAATGTGCCCCAATCTAGGTTGGGAAAGAACATAAAGTCTGTTTGTACGTAGCCAAGATCAGGTCTGCCTGTGATGGGGGTACGCAGATGCACTTCACCTGACTTCTTGACCCAGATTCTGGGATCTTCGCCGTGGCTTCGGGCCCAGGCTTCCAATCGGGCAGCCAGTTCATCTTTGGAGATTTGACTGGCATCCACTGCCAGATCCAAGTCACCCGATGTGGCGGCTTTGCCTGTTGAACCCAACCAACGCTCACGTGGAAACTCTAGACCTGTCAGTTGTTCCAGCCAGGTTATAGTGCTGGGTACGTCTGTTTGATTGATGCGTTGTGTGAGTGGCTGGCCGTCAGCATCTTTGAATACGTTACCACCTTCTAGGAGTTTCATTGTACATTAAATCCCAGTGCTCGTAGACTGTTCACTGTGGCTGGATCACGACTGCTTACTGGTCCCAGCGCACTTGTTATCTTTGTTATTGCTTCTATTTGTGATGGTGTCATTCCGGCTGCCTGTGCTATGTTTGTTTTGGCTGCCTGCGCGGCCGGTGGACTGGTTGCCGCACGAGTAGCGCCAGCGGCTGCCAGTTGGGGATTTTCCGCTGATATTGTCTGACTCACAACGCTTGTGGCTGCCACAAGATCTGCAAATGCTTTGGACTGCTCACCGGGGTTATCAGCGGTGGCCACGATCTTGTTAAGAGCAGTTTTAATCACAGGATTTGCTAGATACTTTGCTGATGCGGCAGCCATTGACTTTGGAATAACTGATTGTTTATACCAATCGGTCAATTGACCCAGTGATGCCGCTTCGTCGAGTTGCACACTTTCTTTGCGAGTGGCTTTGTAGGCGGCTGCTTTGCTGGCCAATCGTGATCGACTTGAAGGCGATGCAGGTGCTGAAGTAGTTGGTGGTGGTGTTGTTTCTGGTTCTACATTGGGTTCGGCGGCTGGAGTTGTTGCTGCCGGAAGAGTTTTGCTGACCTTGTTCCACTGCTGTTGCAGATTGGCAGCCACTTGTTTTATGGCGGCATTGTTTTTGACTGCCTGCATGCGCTGAGCAAAATCACTTTGAGTCAAGTCTGCTGTGTTTGAAAGTCCTTGTGCTTGCCCAGGGGTCACTGTTCTAAGAGCATCTTTTGCGCCACCTGGTTGTTTCAGCGCACCCAATGCGGCTTTGGCACCGGCCACTAAACCGCCAGGCCCTGCAATATCAAGTTCATTTACGGGCTGTCGTCGATTTAATTCATGAATCTGCATGGGTACGTCTCACTGTTCTTTCGAAACGGCCAGCATCTCTAGTGCGAATAGCATTGAGCAATTTACGAGTGAGATTTTCTGCTTGCTCAGGCGGAAAAACAGCGTCAATTTGTTCCAGCAAATTGATAGCACTGGCTATCACATTACTAGCACGGCTCTCTATCACTAGATGGCGCTCACGCTCAACATACATTGAGTCCAATTCTTCTAACAAACTTCTGGTGCGTTTTTGCATTTGAGTCAGTGACCTTTGAGTTATTTATTTGATTCAGTTTGTTTGAGAAATTGATATTGCAACAAATCGTAGCGGGTTTGGGGGATTTTGCAATTGTCGATAGACCATGCACGATCCTGTTCTGTTAAATTGTTGTTGTGTTCAAATTTAAACACAGCATAGGCCCAAAACCATGGATTTTGCCTCAACATTTGATCAGTAATGGGTGCCAAAATATCCTGCATTGATGTGGCGTCATCATCTGCCAGAGCAATCGGCAGTTGTAATTGGGCATATTTTTCTGCAAATGCACGACGATTGTGATCAAATGCCAGGCCAAGGTGTTGATCTAACAAATCAGCAAGATACTCTGGCTTGGTCAAACGATCAAAATCAATGATATTGGCAATGTTATTTGTTGCAATATCTCTGTGTATTCTATCAAAATATTCCTTGATCAGACAGTAGCACTTGTCGTACCAAAATACAGTATCATCCGCCCAATTGACCAAGTCAAATCCAGGAAAGTCCTCCGGCAACATTTTTTTCATAAAAACATTATAGATAGGATTGTAGATATTGTGTGTCGGCAAAATCCTAAATACCAAATCTGACAGCGCAACTTGATCCACACTGTGAGTCACAATGACCTCTAGCCCTGGGTGAGGTTGGCCCATAAGGTCTGACATTTTAAAAGCAACCATGTCTAACGGATGATTCAGCAAGAGAGATCTAAAAAAATGTCCACCATGACCTTCGCAAAATACAATTGTTATTTTCATTCACAAATCAATCTATACAATTCAGCATCAAAATCCATGATACTAGTATGGTGCAAGGCATCGTGTTGTTGAATCACCGAAATCAATTTTTGCACGTTGCCGGGTGTGTAAGATCGCACCGCATCTTGAGCACGAATTGATCCACGGAGCAGTATGTCCTGCTTGAGGGCTGACGTGAGATGATTCAAACTGTAATCACCAAAAGCCTGATGATCAATCAATTCAATTGGGTCGCCGAATCTAGTCAGCAGATAATTATCATGCCATTGATCCAGCAGGTGCAATCTTCTAATATTCAGTATACTCACAGTTCGATTGATACTGGGAATGATATTGTGTGGCATGTTGTCCAAGAACAGTTGCCAATTTGTCTGGCATTGTGCCCATTTTGCAGGACATCGTTGATATTCAAATCCTGCCTCTACGTCATCAATGCTAAATCTAGCCAATACCAATTTGAACTTCAAGAAAAAATTTGACATCTTTGCAGTCAATGGCACAGTACCATTGGTACTGAACCTAAGTGTGCATTTGGAAAAATCAATTTGATTTTCCAACTTCTCAAGATATCGAATCATGTTGTTGTTTAACAATGGCTCTCCACCCGAAAAATTTATTTCTTTCACGTGCGTCATGTCAACGGATCCAAGCACGGACACAAATTTATCAATTGACACATTGTAATCTTGGTGAATTTTGATTTGTTTGAGTTTGGCCCAACTACTACTTCTGTTTTCATCGCAAATTTTACAAACAAGATTACAATTCAGATTAGGTGACAAATCCAACACCAATGGATCGCGGTGGTCATGTGATAAACCATACTGCTCATTGGCTCCTTGCCGATAACTTTTTATGTTGGCATTTTCTTGATCAACGCAAGTGGCACATGCCACTGGGTCTATATCATAACCACTATTACTTTTGGGATTGTTGTAATTGTAACAGCAAGTGCCCAGGCCTTTTGAGTGCAAAGTCAATCCGTGTTGCATCAACACACACTGTTTGATCATGGCTCAAGGATCCATAAATTGTGATCTACCTCTTGAATATCA